GCCTAAATATTTTCTGTAGGTAAATCTTAAATACTGTTGTTCGTTTGTACTACTATCACTATAATTATAATCAGTATCTCTTTGTTCTGTAGAGATTTCCATTTCACCACATCTTACACCATAGTCGTTAAGATATTCATTTTTCGAATGTGCAGGTCCGCCAAACAAAGCAAGCAATGTTATCATTACAATTAGTATTGCGGTAAATCTATAATCCATGCGGAGACCTTCCATATGTTTACCTGTTTAAATCTTTAATATCATAGTCGTGTTCTCTGACTTGATCCGCTAGTTGTCTGTATAAATTTTCTGCCATCAGCCAAGTAGATTCTGCAGAAGTTAGTCTTGTGTTTTGATCTACAATTTTATCTTCAGCAACTTTTAAATCTCTTTTAAGATCTACGATTTCTTGCTGGTTAGTGTTGATAGTATCTGTAAGATTAACAATATAACGAACGCCAGTAAATGTTCCGACTAGCACTGAAGCTACTACGGGTACTAATACAAAATTCTTTTTTAACAAATCTGCTAAATTCATTTACTATCCTCATTTTTTTTCCTCAATCTCATAAAAGAAATTGTCGGTGTCTTCTGTTTTCCATGCTCCGGTATCTTCTACATTCCATTCTGAAGTTTGTACTTTCCAGTCAGGAGTAGTGTCCTTTACTGTGAAAGAAGGTAGGTCCCAGATACATCTGTTGTTAGGTTGTGCTGCATAGTTGCCGTTGTCTAACGCAATTATGTGAGCGCACTTATGTTCGTGCGGTATCTCTGAATGATCAGAATTTAGTATATTAGCATCTGGGTGTCCCCAGTCAACGGTAAATAAATACTTACCATGATGCCACTTTTTATCTTTACCAATGTATTTTCCTGAAACGGATGCTAAAAGATCCCAAGAAGTAACAGCAGGGTAATAAGAAAAACTATTCCACAATTCCAATTCATCAAGTCTCTGGGATGGAACAGCTTCCGGTTGAAAACCACGTTGAATAAAAGCTGATATGGGGAGACGATAAAAGACAGCACCGTTTTCCATGATGGCATGGAAGAGGATAGCCCTTCCGGTAAGTGATGTGATACCGAAGATAATACAGTCTTCAACTTCGCCTTTATGTTTTTTAAGGTCATATAAATACTCCTTTTTTATTTGTGCGTATTGTACAGGAATATTAGCATTTAAGTAAGCCATAATTTATCATTTTATTGCGCCCCAATTAGGTCCCTGTTTATAGTTAACTTTATTAGGAACTTTTAATTGGATAGCTTTTTCCATTGTTTGTTTTACAATATTTCCCTCTTTATCATTTTTTACAGATAGACACAACTCATCGTGAATTTGTATCTGCGGTAAAATACCTTGTGCATACAAGTCAACCATAGCTTTTTTAGTCATGTCTGCAGCACTACCTTGTATTAATCTGTTTAAAGCTTTGTAAGTAAAAGCAGGTTTGTAATTCATTTCAAAGTGTTTCATATAATCTTTAGGTATTTTTTTGTCTTCATACATATCGTTTACTGAAGCCTTGTAAGCAGTCTCCGCTTCTTCTCTAGTTAAAATTGGTACAGGAGTGTATCTATTTAGTTTTCTATCCCATTGTCTATTTTGAGTTTCCCACTTATTAAATCTACAAAACCTATCATACAACGTAAATAATAATTTATTGGCTTCTGCAAATTGAATTAGATCTTGTGATAGTCTTCTAACAAAAGGTGCATTCTCGTGATAAGTATTAAACAATACTTCAGCATCTGCTCTACTTAAATTTAACTCATTAGCTAATTTTATTTTACCCATACCATAGAAGAGTCCCAGGTTAATTGTTTTGGCCATGGTCCGTGATATCTGGGCCATGTCTGCTACAGCTTGGTGAAAGTCTACATCATCTTTGTCATCGTGATATGCTTCTTCTATCTTTTCTAAACTTTCTATTAGATTCAAAGGTAAAGGTTCATCATCAGGATTAGGTTCTCTTTCTAAATATATTTTTAATGCATAGTGCACTACGATTCTCGGTTCTTGTTGTGAGTAATCAAACGATCCCCAATGACATCCTTCATCAGGTATAAATAATTCTCTCATCTTCTTACCAATAAAACCTTTTGATGGTATCTGTTGTAAGTTAGGGTTAGACATTGAAAATCTTCCAGTCACTGTTCCACCTTGATCGGATCGTATTTGATTTATGTCTGCATGTATTCTACCTTCATGAACAAAGTCTAATAAACCTGTAATAAAAGTATTTTCTGTTTTGTCAAAGTTTCTTGCTTTAACTATTAGACGTAAGAAACGATTCTCATGAGTTGTTAGATAATCTTTAGGTAGTTGTGGTAGTCCGGACTTTGGAGTTGTTTTGTAATTAGTAATTTTTTGTTGATCTAATAAATTTTTAATAGAAGATGCAGCCCAAATTTCTATCTTAACTCCTGTTTTTCTTTCAATAAAATCAATTATGTTTTGTTTTGTCTTACGTAAACGTTTACCAAATGCCTTAGCTTTTTGGACATCTATCTTAACTCCCTTAAACTTCATGTCAACCAGGCAAGGAAACAATTTAGTTTCTAATTCAAATATTTTTCTACATGTTTTAATTTCATTTGTTTTAGGATCTGTGTATAATGTTTCGTCTAATTTTTTTTCAAATTTATTCCACAATTTTAATGTTAAGTTAACGTCTTGCTCTGCATAATCTTTTACTAAATGATAAGGTAGTTTATGCATGTTTGTCATTGGATCTTTTATAGTTCCTTTAGACCACTCTAAAACTTTTGCAGCCATGTCATATTTATATTTAGATTCTTTTAAATAATCTTTACTGATAGCATCTAAAGAATATTTCATTCTAGTTTCATCGATAACCGATGCTGCAATCATTGTGTCGAGTAAGGGTCCTTCTAACATCTCTCCAGTCGATGCTCTGATCCAACAAACATCATACATTGCATTATGAAATACCTTACGTATGTCCTTGTTTTTAAACACTTTTTTGTTCAGATAATCCCAGGTTTCTTTAGTATCTAAGTTGTCTGTCATGTGATGTGCAATAGGAAAATACAAAGTTTGTTTCTTAGTAGCAATGGCTATACCAGTTACAAAACCTTCTTTAGCTACCCGACCTCCGTTGGATCTAATCGCACCTACACCTTTAGTTTTTAAATTAGGATCGTATGTTTCTAAATCGATTGCAACAGTATCTATGCCTGTTAAATCTAAATCACTTAGTTGTGGAACTGTACACATTATTTGTAATCCCTTTCTATTATCATTTCTATAAAATGAATTGCTTTTTCTAAATCTTGTTTCTTTCCTTTGTCTGCATGTCTTATAATATATTTTATAGCACAACCCTCCGGATAGAGCAACTTGTTCTCTATTACAAACTTGCTGGGTTGAATTTTATATTTTTGGTAGTGGGATCCTCCAATTTGTTTATCATATGGTTTACTCATGCTGATCTTACTCCTAGTTTTCTTTTGGTTGTTGATGCGAGTTCCCAGTAATCGAAAACTCCTCGGCTGTATGCTGTATATTCTAATCTTAATTGTGTATGAAAATCTTCTGGAGCTCTTTTCATACTCATAGTATGGTCTACAATAACATTATCAAATGTTAAACCTTTTACTTGATGTATGTTTCCATAAAAAATCTGATTAGGTTTTTCATTATCAAATCCATTTGCTATTACTCTTTTTATATACTGTAATTTTTCTGCTCCTCCTGTGACACCACTAGGTACACGAATTAAATCAAAGTCTGTATATTGTTTAGACTCAGGTCTTAATAATTTTAAATCAATTAATTCATCTATTGTGTATTCTTTGTCTATCCAATCCTTAAAATCATATTCACCTTTACCTTTAGGTATAACTTTACTACCCATGTAATCCCAAAATGATTTAATTTGTTTGAGATACATTGGTTTACCATTTACAAAATCTGGCCAAACATAATGACAATTTATTTCTTTTTTAGATGCGTGAGGTGAGCAATCCACCATCGCATATTCTAATCCTTGTTTAGATAAAAACTTAGTTACACGAGTATCACTTGGCGTACCTCTGTAAGTAAATAAAAATGTTTGATTTGTATTCTTAATTTTATTTAATAAAATATCTAAATGAGTAGAGCCTCTTTCTAAATAAGGTAGTTTGTATCCCATACCTTTAATAGTTTCTCCAACATGACCTAAGCCATGTTCTTCTCTATACTTAGCAGGAGTCCAAATTCTGTGAGAACCCCATTTATCCCACACCGGCATTATAACTTTTTTACATTTTGTATTAATTGCTTCACTACATCTTAATCCGTCTGCTAATTCGTGATAAGGATTAGAAGCTAGTTTATGAAAGTAATCTGGATTAGACCCTGCATATTCAAATAGAGTTTGATCTGCATCACCAATTAAATAAAAGTGTCCGTCTTTTACATTAGTTGCCATTTTCTCAATGGCTGCAGTTTGTGGAACGTTGCTGTCTTGACACTCATCAATTATTACTGCATCAACATCAGGTGCTTTAACATCTGGATCTATAAATCTTTCTATCATATCTGTAAAATCTTCTTTGTTATTAAGATCTTTATAAGTTTTATAAATCTCATATAACTCTTTCATAATTTGAACATTGTAAGGTTTATATTCATTTTGATCATCACAGTTTCTCCAGTATTCATCATAAGTCATACCTCTTCCTTTAGCGTCAGATCTAAATCTGTAAAGATTGTGTTTCTCAATATCAAGATTACCATCTAATCCAAACCTTCTGTCTGCAGCAATTAAATTTTTATGGTCTTCTAATTTTGTTTTTGTAGGCTTACCTTTTAGTGAAGGTCTGTTTTTACAATAGTGATGTATAGTACCAATAGTTTCTCTTAATTCTTTTTTAGTAACATCTTTCATTTGTGGTAATTTTATAATCGCTTCCAATATTTGTTCGGCAGCTACGTTTGTATGAGATAAAA